AATAAGTAGATTTTAGCGCGTGGCGGAATGTAAAGACACAACCTATGTCGGATAAATCCAAAGTGTCCCGACGAATAAACAACGGAAACCAACTTGCAGGTTCAAATCCTGCCGCGCTAATTCAATTTACCATATTATGACGAAGCGACTAATCACCGCCCCAGTTGCAAGGGGATAACAGCACCCGAAGCGTTTCTTTGCTGTGATTCAGCAGAGCCGTAAAGCCGAGTGGGATATATGCAACTATGGTCTATACAGACACTTTACCTGACTTCTTTTCGGGGGAGTGCGAATCTGGTAGCTGGATAAGCGTGACTCCAGCATTTAATTTAGTATTATGAAACGTATTATTACTTATTTACATATGATTTGGTGTGTCATGACTTCTATGATTGGATATACCGTGAATGAAAAATTAGGCTCTTCCATATCATGGTTTTGGGCAACCTTAGATTTCTTCTTCTGGCCATTTGCTTGGCTAAAATGGCTGCTTCTGAAACAAATCAATTTGTCGATTATCAAAGAAACGTTTTCATTCCTATTGAATTGATATGTTTCATACCGGTCAAAAAGTAGTTTGCATAGATGATCAGTTTTGCGAAGAGGTTCATAAGTTGTATACATCTCTTCCTAAGAAGGATACCACATACGTCGTTCGTGGCATCAATGATGGTCAATCCGTCAATGCCTTAGTTATGGATTATCGATGTGTACAAGAGCCGGCCGTGTATTTGATTGGTCTATTCAATCCATGTAATTCAAAGGGATTAGAATTTGGATTTTCGTCTAATCGATTTCGCACTCTTGAAGAACTGAAAGATAAGACAAGGCAATCACAAGAGAAAGAAGATCTGGCGATAGTCTAATTGCAAACTTATATTGCCAGTAGATTACATTATGACAAATAAAGAAAAACTCGGTGCGCTAGGTGAAGAATTGGTCGCTAAACTGCTTAATGGCAATCTTTCAGAAAACAAATATGATACGGTCAAGGACATGATTGCTCTTGGCAAAAATATTGAAGTAAAGACACAGAATCGCCATCCCAATGGAACGTTTACTATCAATGCTCAGCATACCACTAATGTTGAAAAATGCATGAAAGTAGATCGTCTGATCTTTGTTGAATATGACTGTACCGATGATATCAAGATCTTTGAATGCACGGATCGTGAAGATTATAAAGTCATCACTACGAAGGCCACGAAATTTGAACCAATGGGCCGTATTATGATTGGATGGCCTATTCATAAAATGAATATGCTATTCAAGATCAATAATTCTACGTTGGCTAATCAAATGCGTCAATTATCTGGTTCCAGATTGTTCAATGCAAATTCTAAATATCAGCCGAGTCAATTTATAGCATGAGTCCAAAAAAACAAAAACAGCTTTTTGATAAGTATCCCGAGATCTTTTTATCAAAGGATAAGCCAATAAAGGAAACCTCCATGCGCTGGGGTATTGAATGCGATGATGGATGGTATAGCATTATTGAATCACTTTGCTTTAATATTCAGAACTATTGTGATTCATATGAGTATGTGCCTAAGCGCAATTCATCTGTGAACTTCACATATCGACTCTGGAATAATACGATCTGGAGTTATCTATTAAGACCTTTGTCGTCATGGTGGTTCCTTAAAAGGAAAGGCATACGTGTGCCTGATATGTATCATATCACTCATCCGGATGCCAAAAAGTATAATGCGCAATGGGAGAAGTATTACGCATTTGAAAAGAAATGGCGTTTTGTGATTCATACTGCCCGAAAGAAATTTACTCGGACTATTACTTTCGATCAGATCAAGAGGAACTTGGGTGGACTTCGAATCTATGCTAGGTCTTGTGACTCATATGTGCAAGGTCTAATTGATATGGCCGAGGAAATGTCATATCATATTTGTGAGACCTGTGGCACCAGTAAAGGTGTATTTCAATCAAATACAAAAGGTTGGATACGTATTACATGTAAAGAATGCAATAAAAAAAAGAAATCAAATGCCAATAATCACTAAGCATATAGCGGAACAATTTGAGTTCAATCTGAATGATGAACGCGAATCTAAACCAATTACCAGTACGGCCGACTCGGCGAGTTTGAGCACATATACCGTCACGTATACATTGCCAGAAGAAGTAATTGCATTAAATGCAAACTCAGGACATCAATCACACTAATTCATTTGAGCTTCTTTCGGAGTATCTCAAGTCGACCGAGACGACTTTACCGGCCATACGATATTGGAGTGGCACGGAATGTTTCTCGGATTCCCGCGGGCGCTATAAGTCGCCGACTCTTGCCGGATCTATTGCTTTGTTCCTAAAAGAACAGGCTTCGTAATTTATTATTGTACAAACCGCAATCATTAGACTATAATGCTGCCCATGAATGAATATCCTTCAGATCGTGAATCCGTGAAAGTACTTCGAGAATGCATTGAGCTTCAATGCAAGAAATCGACCGACTATCAGAATCCTAATTCTCGAATCAAGCAAGCCGACTATTATCCAAATGGTGTACTCACTCTTCTTGACATCATTCATGCCAAGAAGCTTCGTATGGAATCGGTCATCGCGGCTATGCAAAATGATTCGAATTACAAACCCAACTTTGAATCTATCGAAGACTCGGCCAAAGACATGATTAACTATTGCTCATTCATCGTCTCGTATTGCCGTGGTAAGATGGAGGGCCAAACTCCTAGCCGTGACTTTCTAAATCGTCCCATCAAGAAGGATTGATATGTCATTGCTAAAACATGAAAAAGAATACTGGTCAAGGTTCGTGACTCATTCGAAATCCGTTTGTGAGGGTGAATCATGTCCGATTCATAATCCATCCAATCATCATATGCGCGAGTGGCAAATAAATTACCGTCTTGATCGAGGAATCACGGAACGAATCTGCAAATGTGGTATTGGTCATCCAGATCCAGATTGCATTCGAGCTCAAGAAGATTCGGTCCATGGTTGCTGTGGTTGTTGTCATAAATCCAAAGAATAAGATAATGAATACCGTAAATGATATTAGATTAGAATTCTCCAAGTTACTCAAGGCGGGTAAGTTCGTAACCGATAAGTCCGGAGTCAGGACCGTCGAGATCATCTCTGCTTCATTCATCGCGGATGGGCATACGATCTTTGGTACTCCTAGCTCCGAGTATATCAATCGCGAGCTTGAATGGTATAAGTCCATGTCCCTAAACGTGAATGATATTCCAGGCAAGGTTCCGGAGATCTGGAAGCGAGTGGCCACTCCGGATGGTCGCATCAATTCAAACTATGGTTGGTGCATCTGGTCCAAGGAGAATCATCAGCAGTATCAGCATGTGCTTTCGGAATTGATTGCAAATACAGAGAGCCGTCGTGCCATCATGATCTATACTCGTCCGACCATGCATGAGGATTTTTGTAAAGATGGAATGTCGGACTTCATGTGCACCAATACGGTCCAATATGTCCTTCGTGGCGGCCAAATCCACGCGATTGTGAATATGAGGAGCAATGATGCATGGGCAGGATATCGTAATGATAGAGCATGGCAAGAATATGTTCTTTGCGAGCTAGTTTCTGATTACAATCGACTCACTGAATCTAAGGTAGGTATTGGTAACATTTATTGGAATGTAGGTTCATTGCATTTATATTCTCGCCAATTCTATCTGATTGATCATTTTACAAAAACTGGCGATTGCTCAATAAGTAAGGAAGATTATCGTAGGTTATATCCTGATTCAAAATTAGACTAATGACGGAGTGTTTGGTAGTATAAATAGACGTATATGGGATACGTTTATAAAATTACTCATAAAGAATCGGAAAAATGGTATATTGGAAGTCATGATGGTCATGATCCAAATTATTTTGGATCGGGTTTACTCTTAAAGAAAGCAGTTGTAAAATATGGTCATGAAGCCTTTACGAAAGAAATTCTATATGAAGGACCAGATTTTCGAATGGAAGAAGAACGCATTTTGAAACTCTTAAATGCTGCTAATGATAATATGTCATATAATCTTAAGAATGAAGCATTAGGAGGCTCATTTCCAGGTGAAAAAAATGGAATGTATGGCAAAAAGCTTTCCGATGAACAGCGAAAGGCATGTGGAAATGCTTTTCGAGGTAAAACCCGGCCAGATCATTCAAAACGGATGGCAGGCGAAAATAATCCAATGTATGGTAAATGCGAACATGCTCACGGCATAATTGCTAGATCGAAAGAATGTGCTGGAAAAACATTTGAAGAAATTTTCGGCAAAGAACGTGCTGTTGAATTAAAAGCCAAATTGTCGCACTCGCTGCTTGGTAAAAAGCATAATTTGAAAACTGTAAAATGTCCATATTGTTCTACCATTGGTGCTGGTCCAAATATGACGCGTTATCATTTTGAAAATTGTAAGAACAAATCAAGCTATGGAACCGAATAAATGGGATAAACGATTCCTTGAAATGGCCAAATTGGTCTCCACTTGGTCCAAGGATCCAAAGACAAAGGTTGGATGTGTGGTCGTCCGTGATCGACGTATTCTAGCGACTGGATATAATGGCTTCGCCAAAGGGCTCGATGATTCTGAACAATTGTATTTGGATCGTGACTATAAGATGCGCAAGATCATTCATGCTGAGCAAAATGCCATCTATAATGCCACTTCGGCAGGTGTATCTTTGAACGGATCGACATTCTATGTCTGGGGACTGCATATCTGTGAGCAATGCGCACAAGCATTGATTAGTATTGGTGCCAAAAGAGTTGTCATACAGAATAATCCATTGCCTGATCGATGGAAGGAATCTTGTCTTAATGCATCATTTGACATGAATTATGTTGGCATGGAATACGATTCTATTGATTTAATGAACTATGAATATTGAAACTACCGCATATTATCAAGACTTTATAAGATACTTCAAGCTTGCTAAAGAACAGCAGGAAAAATGCAATGTATCGAAGAATCCGCCTTATGGCATGATTGCCCATAAAGATTCGGCCATGAATGATGCTCTTATGGAGAATGTAGAGCTCTATGATGTCGTGGAAAGGAAATACGCAGGCTTTTCTCAAATTGTTAATGACTGCTTCTACGGTTGGTCTTTAAGACATCCATATTGGGAGAAAATGAAAGCCAATAAGGTGACGGATCAGCGTAAGCAAGTCGCTAATGATTGGACTGGTAAACATTTTGACTTCTCTCTTCCTGAATGGCTATACATCTTTATTCTTCATCGAGTCTGTGGTTCTGGAATTAACTACGCGCAGAAGCCTTCTGGATATCATAACACACTTTTGTTTAAGCTTCATCGTGCCAAGACAATCGAAGAGATGTGCTTAATGATAAAGAATGAACAGAATTCATTCTATACTTCTGTAGGATATCAATTTCCGTCATTTCCTAAACCTTCAGGAGGATATAAGCGCGGAGGAGATTATTATCTTTGTGAGTTTGCCCCTCGTCTTGCACGAGATCTGGCCGATTGGCTAGCCTCAGGTTCCAAAAAGACTTTGCGTGAGATTGGTGCATTTATGCTCAATTGGAATACTAATAATGGTCTTAAACAATATCATTTTCAATATGCGGCTATCATAGCAGATATTGCGGATTGGTATCCTCAATTTGTGATTCGAGACTCAATGTTCTTCTATGGATCTAATGCTGAGCAATGCATCTCGTATCTGGCCAAACCTTTGACCAAGATGAAGACCGAAGTCTTTCTTGATACGGTCATGGAGATGGCATGCAAGGATACAGGCGAGGTGCCTTACAATGTTGAGGATGTCTGTTGTGACTACATTAGATATTGTACAAACTATGTGCGGCTTGGTGAAGCCTATGATGCTATAGATCGTGATGCGATTTGGAACTCATCGAAGATTATTCATCCGTATGGCAGGCAAAAAGCTATGCTTGATCTGGGACTTGTAAAGACATTTAACGATCCATCGCAGAACTTCTATTATGATGAAGTGATCAAAGCGAATGGCCTGACTCCAGCACAATATATCAAGCTCGTTCAGGAACATCCGGACTATAAGGACTGGATTGGTGTGCCAGATAAATTCCCCACTAAATAAAATTATGTCACACAATAATCATATTCAGGATGGGCATAACAAAGATGTTCCCATGGGAATGTCTTATGAAGAAGCAAAGCAATACTATCTGAGTCTTTGTGAAGGTTGGACTCCATATAATCCAGATCCGACAGTGATCGATCATGAAGGAATACAGGTAGTCAGGGATGATCTGATTGTCGGCACCAAGACTCGTGCCGGAGATCTTCTGTGCTCTAGAATTGACTCAGATACGCTCGTATATTGCCAACCGCGTGTCGGTCTGGCTGGAGTGTCATTGTGTGATGTGGCTAAACGGCATAACAAGAAAGTGGTGCTATTCATGCCATCTTCAAAGGAGATCTCTCTTCATCAGGCCTGCTGCATTGAGAGAGGTGGAATTCCAATGTTTGAGCGTATAGCGGCCATGCCAAATTTGAACAAATATGCCAAAGAATGGGCTGAAAAGAATGGAGCATATTTCATTCCACTTGGCCTGAAGCATGAGCTTGCCACGGCCGCGATAGTCCATGCCGCATCAACGATTCCGGAACCAGAAGAGGTATACGTGGCAATATCGACCGGTGTCCTATCCCGTGCATTGCAGATCGCATGGCCTAATGCCAAATTCATATGCATTGCCGTAGCTCGCAATCTTCAAGAAGGCGAACTCGGCCGAGCTGATGTTATCTCTGAGCCTCTGACATTTCCACAATCCGAGAAAAAACAAAATCTGCCACCATTTCCGACCGTTGCTAGCTATGACGGAAAAGTATGGAAATTTATTCCAAAGGATGGTAAAAAGCGGCGCCTTATGTGGAATGTTGGCCGTGATCCAATTCTTAGAGATTCAACAATTATTCAGCGAACAGACTCTTACCGTGCTTGGAGAAAGGATTTGCAATGAACATAGAATATCTTCGCACAGATACCACAGTCAAGATCATCAATAAGAAACCTGGGCTATCATGGATGTGGACATGGACTCAGGAAGAACGCGATGCTAAATTCTTTGAGTTTTGCCGTGCCTTTGACA